CTTGTCAATTTACTGCCAACACTTAGTATAATGATAATAGCTATACATTAACATGACTAGAGCAGTTGATCTTTTAAGGAACAAGTTTGGAGTTTCTCAACTCTATAAACATGATATTAAAGAAGATGATGAGATTATTCTTTCTGTCTACTGGCATCCATTAACTATTGCAGAACGAGAGGCGATACAGAAAAAAAGTAATTCTGATGACGTAAATGATTATGCTTTACAGATGATGATTGAAAAAGCCATAGACAAAGATGGCACAAGATTATTTCAAGATGGAGATAAGGCTTCATTAAGAAGGGAAATATCAGCATCAATTCTTGAAGAAATACAATTAGCTATGGTTAATGCTGGTGCTGATAAGGAGGTAAAAGAGGCTAAAGCCGATTTAAAAAGCTAATAAAGATTGGCAGTTTTTATTTTCTTTAGCAAAGACATTACATAAAACTGTTGCCGAGTTATGTGAAACATTGACTATTGAAGAGATGATAGGTTGGGCTGCATATAATGAAATTGAAAATGAAGAATATAAAAAACAACAAGAACAAGCACAGAAAGTTAGTGCTTTACGAGGTAAAAAGAGGTAATATAGAGAAAATGTTTTAATTTTGATAGCAAGTGGCTAATTATAATATTGATATTGTTGCTCAGATAAAAGGAAATGAAAAGTTAACCAGATTTAATGAAAGACTTAAAGGCACTGCTAATGAGGTAAAACAGCTAAACAAATTTTTAGCAGCATTTCAACAAAGTGGAAATGGTCTGGTAAGAAGTTTTAATAGTTTAAACCAAGTCCTTTCAAATGCAAAACAAAATTTTAATGCTGTTGCTTCTGGAACTAAATTACAGGAAAAAGCTGCAAGGCAGTTAATAGTAGCCGAAAAAGAATTAAATGCAGAACTTAAACAACGTGAAGCACTTTTACAAAGACTAAGCACTGCACCATTACCTTTGCCTGGTACAGGTCGTGGAAGAGATCGTAGTCCTCAAAGTTTTAAAGATAGAAATATGAAAGGCAAGCGATCTTCGCTTGTACCAGGAGAGAGTTTATTTGGACAAAGTGTAACTGTTGCAGGTGGAGCATCTGGAAGATCAAGACAAATTCTTGCAGAAGAACAAGCCTTACAGGAAGCATTGGCAAAAATGGGTCAAAGATCCTTTGGTAGATTTAAATTTTTACCACCAGAAGAATTAACAGGACAAAGTGAAAGTGTTTTTAGAGGTCAAAGTAGTCCAGTTGAAGCAAGGATCAAACAAACCTTAGAAAATAGAAAAAAATCTGAACGAGAAATAATTGATCTACGAAATAGGGCTAGTAAAAAAATAGAGGCAAATGAAAAAAAATTAATTTTATTACGGAAAAAAGCATTAAAACAAGAATTTGCAGAACGAAGAAGATTATTAAGACAAAATCAATTTGCAAATGTTAATCCTGGTGCAGGAGGATTTAGGGCATTTAGTCAAAGAGCAGATGAGATTACTGCTGGTGCTGCTGCCACAGCGAATAGACCTGGGTTTGGTCAAATGGTGCGAAGCCAGTTTGCTGAAGGTGGTATGTTTGCTGGCACAAGAAATCAAAGAATCAGAGGTGCAACCAGTAGTGCTCTTATTGGTGGTGGTTTCCCATTGTTATTTGGTCAAGGTGGTTTAGGTGCTGCTCTCGGTGGTATTGGTGGTGGTATTGGTGGTGCTTTAGGTGGAGGATTTGGTTTTGGATTATCTATTGCTGGTACTGCAATAGCTCAACAAATACAACAAACTCTTGATTTTAGAAAATCTATTAGAGAATTAAATAAAGAAATGGAACAGATGGGTATAAATTCAAATATTAGTGGGTCACAGGTAAGACAATTAGGTAAGTCTTTAGGTATTACAAAAGAAGAAGCAGTAAAAGCTTTACAAGAGTTTAAACGATTTGGAAATGATGCTGTATTAATTGCTAAGAA